GACAGATTTAAAAATACCTGTTGCTCTTGTCTTTGCCATGGCTGTGCAGTTAGTGGCGTTGGTTTGGTACATCTCTGGTATGGTTCACGACATCGAACATCTTGAGGGAACAGTATCTGCACAACAAGATATTATTGAGCTACTCAACTCAGACGTAAATGATTTGTGGGAGTTCTGCACTTTTACAGAAAACAAATGGGCAGAGAGTTATACCTCTGACATGGTCTATGAACGTGTTTGTGGCACGAAGGAGTTTGTAGATGAGTGAAGCACTAAAGACATTACAAGAAAAAATAGGAGCTACACCTGATGGTGCATTTGGCCCCAACACTGCAACAAAGATCTGCCATCATTACGCATTAAACCCAGAGCGTGGAGCACACTTCTTAGGGCAACTTGTCCATGAAAGCGGCACGTTTAGGTATGTACAAGAGAATCTTAACTACAGCAAAGAGTCTATACTAGCAGTGTTTGGTAAATACTTTAGAACAGAAAGCGATGCTGCAAGCTGTGCCCGTAACCCGCAAGCATTGGCTGACCGCGTATACGGTGACAGAATGGGCAATGATGGACAAGGCTACCTGTGGCGAGGCCGTGGATTTTTACAATGCACTGGTAAAAATAACTACTCCCAGTTTGCGGCGGACATGGATTTACCTGAAGTGATGGAAGATCCTGATCTTGTTGCCTCTAAGTTTCCTATGGAAAGTGCTATTTGGTTTTTTCACAGAAACAAGTTGTGGGACATATGTGATGAAGGCGTCAATGATGAGACGATAAAAACCATCACGAAAAGAGTAAACGGTGGCTACAACGGACTAAAACACCGTAAAGAAGAGACTAAGAAGATATACGGATGGTTAACATAATTGCCAGTTTAGACTTTTGATGTTAGAGTTTGTGTAAGTTTTGGAGATGTAAATGGTTCTGCCACTGTTATTTAGCATAGGATTGCCCGCACTAGCAGGTACAGGCGCACTTGGGGCTACTCTTGCAAAGCTCTCAGTGCCCGCACTAGCAGGAATAGGAGCAGGACTAGGGTCATTTGTGCAAACAGGGGACATAGGCAAAGGCATACAAACAGGTATGGCGTCCTTTCTTGGCGGTAAAGTGCTTGGTGGGCTGTCTGGCTCGACTAGCACAAACGCAATTAACGCAGCACAAGGCGCAGAAGCAGCAACAAAACCTGGGTTTATACAAACTTTATCTACTCCAGGGACTCCTGTAAAAGATATTGTAGCAGGCACTCCGTCTGATTTAGCTACCACGTTCCTTGGAGAGACAACAGCAAATGCGGCTATGCCCTTCGGCACTGGCACTATAGGCGGTGCGTTTACTGCGGCGCAGCAAGGGTTTACACCTGGATTAATAGGACAATCCATGACCGACATGCAATTGATGCAGCAAGCTAACGAAAGGCGCGAAGCCGAAAGAGAAGCTAATAAAGTATCAGCACCTATGCCGAATCCTATGCGTAGGACATTTAATCCTAATCCATTTGAAGGTGGGTTTGGAGAAGCAAACTATTTTGACTATGTACGTCCTGCACGAGCTGATGGAAGTATACCACAATATCCATACTACTATGCAGATGGTGGCATACTGGCTCTAGCCGAAGGTGGCGAAGCCGAGGCTGATGCGATGATAGAAGCAGCAGGCATGAACGAGAAAGACGTTATTGTTGAGGCTATAGAGGCAGTTAAAGGGATATCTGAACAACCAGAAATAGCCTTGGCTATGTTTGTTCAAAAGTACGGTGAGGAAGCATTACGTGACCTTGTTGAAAAAGTGCAGTCGGGAGAGTTCGACGACACATTAGCTAGATTTGCTGCGGGTGAAAAAGGGATGGTTAAAGGCCCAGGAGATGGATCAGGTAAAGATGACATGGTTCCTGCTACACTTGATGGACAACAAGATGTGCTTTTAACTGAAGATGAATTTGTACTAAGACAGCCAACAACTAAAGCGATTGAAAAAGCATTTGGAGGTGGTTTTTTGGACAAAATCAATGAGGCCGAAGAAGATGCGCCAGAGATGTTAAGGAGAATGGTGGGGTAAGTGAGAGTTAGCTTAGTGCCTGAAAGGGCAATAGGTCATGTGTGGAAAGATGTTGAAGGGATATTAAGCAAAGCCGTAGATACCGTTAAAGATAAATCAAGTGTGATTGACATACTAAACGGAGTTTTTGATGGTACTTATGTTCTTTGGGTCGTATTGAATGAAGACGATAAGATAATAGCTGCATTCACTACAAGACTAATAGTATACCCTCAACGAAAAGCACTGGCTTTAGATTGGGTAGGCGGAACGCAGATGAAAGAATGGGAAGATCAGTTGATTGAGACTATGAAGCGTTACGCAAATGAGTTAGACTGTAGTCATCTAGAGGGCTACGGAAGGAAAGGTTGGGGTAGAGCATTGAAAAAATATGGGTTTTATCCTGAGTACATAGCTTACCGAATGGAGTTATAAAATGGGCAAGGGCAGCAGTCAATTACCTACAGATACTACGACACGTACCACAAGCTTACCTGAGTACGCTGATCCGTACTTTCGTCGAGTTTTGCAGGGTGCTGAAGACACTATGACGCCTTACGACTCTCGCACAGGCATAGGTGTTCCTTACCAACCTTATCCTGGGGAAAGATTAGCTTCATCTGGTATGTACGGTGACATAGGTGCAGGTCGTGCCATGACACGTGGTATCGCTCAAATGGGTATTGCAGGCATGCCAGAAGCCATGCAGGCAGGCAGAATGGGTTTAGCTGCTTCAGGGCGTGGTATTGGATTTACAGATCAAGCAGTGGGTAGACTTAGAGACGCAGGGCAGTATGACCCCATGTCTTTTACTGGTGACACACCACAACAATACATGTCTCCATATATGCAAAACGTTGTAGATATACAAAAACAACAAGCAAGATCTGATTTCGATAGATCACAAGCAAGAAGAGATGCAGACGCTGTGAGCGCAGGTGCATTTGGCGGTTCTCGCAGGGGCGTTGTTGACGCTTTGGCAGAAGAATCATTACAAAATCAACTTGAAGACATACAAGCTATGGGACAGCAACAGGCGTTTGAACAAGCATCTCGTCAGTTTGAGGCTGATCGCGCAGCTCGACAGTTTGGGGCAAGGCAAGCTCTTTCAGGTGAACAAGCAGCTTTGACAGCAGCAGGTCAATTAGGTTCTATGGGTCAACAGTTTGGCAATATAGGCGCAGGTCTAGCGACTTTAGGTGAACGTCAACGTGCTGCCGATATACAAGGCGCACAGCTACTTGATACAGTTGGTCGTGATATTAGAGCAGAAGATCAGGCTCGTCTTGATTTATCTTACGAAGACTTCCTACGTCAACGTGAATATCCACAACGACAGTACGAACGCCTAGCGGGTATATTACGTGGTATACCTGTAACGCCAAATGTAGAGCAGCAAAGAATGGCTTCTTACAACCCAATATCACAGGCTCTTGGCGCAGGAATTTCGGCATTAGGACTCTATAAAGGGTTAACAGGATGAACATATTAGAACTGCAAGAAGATTTAAAAGACCTTCCAGATAGAAGACTAATACAAGAAATGCAAATGCCGACAGGTGCTATGCCGCAGTTCTTAGTTCTTAGCGAACTTACTAGACGCAAACGTATGCGTAACGAATACAAACGACAAGCAGCAGCAGATACACCTACTGTAGCGGAAGAGGTTGTTGCAGGTGCAGGAGTGCCACAAGAAGGTCTAATGGCAATGGCAGGTGCTATGGCTCCAAACACAAACGTGGCACAGGACACAGGGCTAACTCAAGCCATGCCGATGCAGGCTACACGTGCTCCACAGCCCATGGCTGATGGTGGTATCATGCGCCTTAATCAGGGATCGGCTTTGTCATTAGAAGATTTAAGAGCATTAAAAGAGTACAGAAGGCAGCTAGGTGTTACTGATCCCAATGTATTGACAAGCATTGCCGCTGAAGATCCGTTTAACCCTATGACACAATTCACTACAAAAAAGTTTGGCAATGTTGATTTGATGCAAATTGCATCCATGTTACAAAGAGGCGCAAATAGAGACGGCCTTATTGCTAATTTTGGTGCAGATGCTGTTCGTGAAGCAGAGTCTATGCTTTCTGACGAGTCTTATCTTTCTATAGGGCAATTGCCGCTTGGAATGGGAGGTCAGTTTGGTACGATTAGTAAGCGTGAGCTTAGACAGAGACCAATCAAATCTTATCGTGATCCTTCACAAAGCACTTATCTAGGTGGTGAAAGTATCCAAAACGTACCCGCAAATATAGAATCATTCATACCAGAACTAGAAAACCCATACGAAGAACAAGAAGATATATACGACACATTGGCTCTCGATACAGCGCAAGCGCCAGAATTAGAAGATCCATACGCAGAACCCGAAGATCCGTTAAGACCGAAAACAGGTTTTGGGTCAAATCCTGCATACACGTACGAAACATTCTTAGAGGAAAATGGACTAAACGACGTGCCTGAAGCCCAAGAAATGTTTATTAGATATAAAGACTACATGAATGAAAGAGGGCCAACATCAGATCCAAAAGTATACTCTCCCTTTTTAGATAGTAGTCCAGAATTAAAATCACCACCCGATTCAGGGAAGCCTCCAACTGCGCCATCTTCTATGGACGAAGAGTTTATAGCAAATACACTCTTTCCCGAAGGTATGGGTACGGCCTTACAAGAATTTAATAAACAACGAAATGCAGGTTTTGGGGACGGATCAGGTGATTTTGAACCCATACCCTACTTATCGTCTATTTCTAACGATGCAGAGCAAAGAGCGTTGGAAGAAAGCTACGCAGAACAAAGGGAGAATCGTTCTCTTTCAAATCAGCTTAAAGGCGGATTGGATAGCACGGCAGCGATTGTTGGAGATATATTAACGCCAGATCCGTTGTTAGAGGTAGGCGCAGTGCCAAATAAAAGAGAAGTTTTAGAAAGTAAAATTGCCGATATAAACCAACAAATTTTGGATGCAGAACAAGCAAATGACGAAATACTTGTAGGTACGTTAACAAAACGTAAAAACGCATTGATGCGTAGCTTAGATGTTATGGAGTTTTCAGAAGACGCAGGAGAAGTTCTTCGTAACGTACCAAGCGCGTTGCAAGATGTAGGTTCTTCCATATATCAAACTTTTAATGATCTTGTAGTAGCAGGAGTTGATCCACGGTTAGCAGCCGCAAATATAAAAGCCTCACAAGACGCTGTAGCTGCTAGAGAGTTAGAAAACGAAGTTGGTATTGAATCAGAGGCAGAACGAGAAGCACGTATAGAAGCTCTACGTGGTGGGGCTGCTAAAGTCGTTCCAGGAATTAGCACTGACGTTTCTGGGTTTTTTCCTGACTTAGAAATGGAAAATCCAAATATTGGTGATTCTACCACTCCTGCACCAATTGTAACTACAGACGATGACCCCAACAAAAAATTACCAGTAACAGACCCTGATCCTGAAGGATTCGGCTCAACAGATTCTCGTATCGCCAAGATGTTGTCAGAGCGCCAAAAGCAAGCCGAATCGGACAAGTGGATGGCACTTGCACAAGCGGGATTTAAAATGATGACTTCTAAATCTCCTACGTTATTAGGAGCAGTTGGTGAAGGTGGTGAAGCAGGACTAAAAGCCTTGAGCGCATCTAAAAAGGGTCTACGAGACTTTGAAACTGATATGCTCAAACTAGAAACACAGTTAGCGGCTGCAAGACTTAGATCAAAAGGTTCGACTAAAATGGCTCCCGCAGCTCTTGTCACCGCAGCAGCAAGCCGACTTAGGACCGCTAGAGACACTTTAGATAATGCCGTTAGTCCTGTTGAAAAACAAAACGCCTTAGATGCGTATAATGCAGCGTTAGAAGAGTATAATAACATTAATGCCTTTGTAGCCTCGCAATATGGATACACTCCTAGTAGTTCTACAGGCGTGGGTAATAACGTACCAAATCTTGGCGACTCAGCTAATCAATCAGCTAATCAATAGGAGTGTGCTATGGGAGTTATTCAAGTTCCAGGCGAACGTAGCGGACAACTATATTCTATACAGATAGATGGTGATGTTCCTACTAACACCGAATATGCTCGCATAGCAGATTACGTTAAACAACAAGAAGATGCATTTGCACAACGATACGAACAAAGCTTTGGTGAAGTATTAGAAGAAGATGACGGCACAGCCATAGGTCGTGGGTTTGAGCGTGGCAAGAAACAAATCAAACAAGCATTCGGTGAAACGCTTGGTACTATTGGCGAAAAATCTGGACTTGAAGCCCTTGCAACGTATGGACAGGGTTTAGAAGAACGCGCTCGACAAGAATTAGGCGAATTGCAAATACAACAACCAGAGCGAATGCAGTCTACAGACGTGGATAGTATAGGTTCTGCGTTGCGCTACGCAGGAGAAGTTGTTGGTGAGCAAATACCGCAGCTTGGTCTTGGTTTAGGCGCAGCTATAGCCGCCCCTGTTGTAGTGCCTGCCACCACTGCACTTGGTTCTTTTGCTGTAGGTGCTACCGCAGCAGCAGGTGTAACTGCGCCGATCTTGTTTGGTAACAATATTCAGCGTCAAGAAGATGAGGTAGCCGCAGGTAAGAAAGCATCCGTTGATGTAGGCGATGCGCTTATAGCTACATTTGGTCAAGCAACTCTTGAGGGTATTGCTGACAAGATCTTGTTAGGTGGAGCGTTTCGCTCCCTGGGAAAATCTATTTTTACTCGCACAGCCTCACGTGTAGGCAGTGGTGCTACAACTGAAGGCTTGACTGAAGTTGGTCAACAGATGATGGAACGAGCGCAGGCGGGGCTATCGATTGATAGCGAAGACGCTATTGCAGAGTACCGCGAAGCAGCTATTGCAGGAGGTCTCATCGGTGGCGGTACACGGGCTACAATCGGACCATTCGGTGAGCGTGACTCAGAAACCACCGAAACTACTGAAACAGACGATACGACCCGTGGCCAGGAAGACAACGTTGGACAAGACACACAAACAGCTCCTCCTGTAGAGCCAGAGCAGCTTGAGTTAGATTTAGACGATCCGTTGCTACGCCCACAACTACGTGAAGGACAAGAACAGGGCGAGTTATTTACAGCAGCATCAGAATATAATCCCGCAGAAGAAAAAGAAGCACAAAACAAAGACGACCCAAACTATAAAAAAGGTAAAGCAGAACAAACAGAGAAACAACGTGCGGCGGCGGCGGCGGCGGCAGCAGGTGTTACATCTGATGCCGCATTAGAAAATGACCAAACTAATTTATTTAATGAAGAAGTACGAAAAAAAGAAAAAGCTGCTGCAAAAGCTAAAAATAAAACTAACGAATATTTAAAAGATAAAACACAAGAAAGTGGCGCTGCTGCAATCAAAAGCGAGCAGACTGGTAAGAATATTGAAGTAGGTAAAAAATCTGTAGAGACCACAGAAACAACTGAAGAGGCGTTTACACCTAACTTTGTAAAAAATGTACTTGGCATACAGCGTCCGAGAGCACCGCTACTGCTTGCCGCAACAGAAGGTGATCTGAGTGGTAAGTCTCTTAACGATCCTGTCGTTGTGGATCGCCTTTCAAAATATGTAAATAGAAGAGGAGCCGAATCAAACGCTGTGTTAACTTCAATGCGAGAGCGAGGTTATGAATATGACGGAAAACAATTCGTTAGACTTGAGTCAGAGGGAGTTGGAACAAGCGATGCAGATAGTGGATCTGGCGTGGCAGGAACGGAAGGGGCAGGAGGTAGAAATACGGATACCGAAGGCGCTGTATCACCTAACACAGGAGGAGTGGGAACAGATCTGTCAGATACTGAGTCATCTGATGTGGCAGAGAGAAAACAGTCAGGTGCATTAACAGACGAAGAGGCACAATATATCCGTCAAAACCCACTGTCTGCCGAAGCACAAGCAGAAGCTGAAAAGAGAAGACTTATACGTGAGACCCCTGGGGGGTATGCAGCCTTAGTGCGGAATGCGTTGGCTGAGACTGGCACAACAATATCTCCAGAAGTTCTCGTAGAGCAAGACGAACTAGACGCAAGAAAAGCTAAACTAGCAGAAGAGCAACGAGGAGGGTTAGCAGTTCCAACTGGTCCAATGACAGGCGCAATCGGCGGTGCTGAAACAGAAGCAGACGCAAATTTTGTACCAGTACCTGCACCTGTAGAAGTGCCTGATGCCCCGCCAGTTCGTGGTGCATCTGTATCACAAGAGCAGTTGCAAGCTATGGAAGCGCAGCAAGATGCGGCAGCACAAGCACGTATCGACAAAATATTTGAAAGTAATCGGGGCAAGCAACCTCAAAGACGTGAGTATCACGACACGCAAGTAGACCCACGGTCTGCGCCAGAAGTCACAACTGCTGTGGACAAAGAAGCTATTGCAGAGTTACTTGAGACTTCAGATACAAATCTAAAAGGTGATGCGAACGCTAGTGCCAGAGCCGCAAAATTATTCTTTAAACGATTCCGTAGACCTGTTGATGCTCTTGCCGAAATAGGCGCTGTTCGTGCAGATGGTCCTACACAATCTATTGAAAAAGATTACACACCTGTACAGTTTGCGTTCTACGATGGTATGACTCAAAATAGTGCTATCCAAGCAAGTCTGTGGGTAAACAATAATTTATCTAGACAAGCTCGTAATGAAGTGCGTGACGCTAAAATAGCAGCACGTATCGACCCTAACGACAACCGTAGAGATGCGTATTTAGGTGTCGTAAAAGCTGCTCAAGCTGTTATAGCTAGTGACGCTAGAAAGGTTAGAAGACAATTAGCCAAACAAGAAAAAGGCACTGCGGAGACGGCACGTAAACGTGAGGTTAAAAAACAACTAGATAAGAGTGTAGAAGTACCTCTGGTCTTAAATGCCCCTAAACCTATACGCCTTCGTTCAGGTCAAGAAGTTTATAGAATTACAACCCCTCAAAAAGGTTTATCGACGATTGAAGCTAATTTAGTAGAAAAAGGTTTTAAACGTCGTAAAGTTCGTAAAAACGAAACAGTTCCTGAAGACGCATACACGCTTCTAGATGAAAAAGACGGCGCAGAAATACTGTATGTTTATCAAGATACACGAAACAAAAATGAGCTGCTTACAAAAGAGTATCACAAAGAAATCGTTGAAGATTTAGAGTATACTCTAGAAACTTACGATATGCTGCTTATAGACCCTGTAAAAGGGTTAGACCAAAAGCTACTTCCAAGCATACAAAACGCATTGCAGCGAGGCGATTTGCAGTTTGCGGTAGATGCTATTGCAACAACAAGTAGAGTAAAACGTATCCGTGAGATCGCAGCCAAGCTAGGCAATGTTGTCGGCAGCACACAAATACAAGTGGTTGATGACTTATCTCCACTAGCAGGGCGCAGAGCTGCGGGACTGTTTTCACCTGAACAAAATACAATTTACATCGATGCTAATAACGGGATGAACGTGCATACTATACTGCATGAGATGACCCACGCAGCTACCTCGGCATCGATTGCGGCAAACCCATCTTTACCAGAAGTGAAGCAACTACAAACTATCCTTGAAAACATACGTAAGCAATTCGGAGAAGTTTATGGTACAGCTAATCTTGATGAGTTTGTCGCTGAAGCATTTAGCAACCCTGAGTTTCAAAGCGCGTTAGCTTTATCAAAAGTAGATGGCGGTAAAACGTCAAACTGGGAGAGGTTTACAGCAGCTATCAAACGTGCCGTGCGTAGGATATTAGGTCTATCACCGTCACCAAATGCACTATCAGAAGTAGATCGTCTCGTGGAAGGATTATTAGCTCCCGCACCCGCTACACGTGCCGCGCCGAACATGCTTATGGCAGCGGATAATAAAAAGGGAGCCGCAGGATTAGTTCAAAATATAGCAAATGTAGTGCCTGAAAGCGGTAAAGATAAAATAGCTGACCTTAGTAGCGTTGTATTTGACGAGGGTGTAGGAAAGACAGCGAAAAGTTGGACACTTAACACATTACCTGTAAACATCTTGACAGATATAGCATCAAAGAGAATACCGTTTGCCAAGCAGTTGAATATGCTTATTAACAAGCAAAGTGGTGCGCTACGTCAAAGGTCTGAAGTTTTAGATTCTATACTGAATAATCTACATGCATGGCAGCGTAAGAATAAAGAGCTTGCAAAAGTATTAAACAATATCCCACGATCTACATTCTTAAAAGTTGATCCATCTCGTAGTGATCCAAAGTATATGAAAACTATTCGAGACGACAAAGAGCGTTCTGCTGAATACGATCAGCTAAGAGCAGAGTACGATAAGTTAGATGATGCGGGTAAAGCGTTCTATCGTCAGATGCGAAACTATTTTCAAGACACTTACGACGATATAATAGCAGCATTAGATGCCCGATTAGAAGCTACAATCCCTGATGCAGAAGTAAAGCAAAACGCATTTGAAAAGTTACGACAACTTTTACAAAAAGATACAGGTGTTATTCGTCCTTATTTCCCACTACAACGTAAAGGTAATTACCGTCTAGCCTACACTGCTCCTGATCCTGATAGCGGACGACCTGAACTGTTTGTAGAATACTACCCAACACTACGTAAAGCTGAACAAGCTAGAGCAAAAATAATAGGAGTAGATGCAGAAGCTGCAATTACAGATGCCAACACAATAATGGACTTTAGAAAAGTACCTAATACTGGCTTTGTACGAGATATTCTTGTTACGCTACAGTTTAGCCAAGATAAGTTTAATTCTGATGAAAACTACCGTAAAGTCATGCAGGAGATTGTTGATCTTTCATTAGACGCAATGCCAGAACGTTCGTTCATGCAAAATTTTCGTCGGCGTAAAGGTGTTCGAGGGTTTATCGGGGACACTACGCCAACAGGTATGGGAGCTATGGACTTCGATGCATATACAATGCTCAAAGAAAAAGGTCGTGATCTCAATCGTCAACTTGTACAACTTCGATCCGCAGCAGAGATAGAGAAATTTCGCAAAGATTTAGCGCCTTATAAAACTGATCCTAGCACAGCCATGATAGCTCAAAAGCTAGATCAAATTGCTGACTTTGCTCAAAGTCCTAATGTTCCACGTGTATCACAAGTCATAAACAGCCTAGGGTTTGGTATGACCATGGGTCTCAACTTCTCGTCAGCAGCGATTACATTCTTTGATGTAGCAATGAGTGCTATGCCCATACTTGCAGGTACACATAAGCTTGGCCCAACATCTCGTGCATTTGGTACAGCAACTAAATTATTTTTGGGTGCGCCTTCTAAACGTACAATCATGGCGACAGGCCCAGACGGAGAGCTTGTACCACAAGAAGTCAACATGGGTATGGCAGGTAAATCTATATCTAATTACGATTTAAACAGCTTACCTAAAATGCTAAAAGATATCCGTGCCGACATTCTTATCAAGATGGGCGTGGATCAAGGTCAGTTCAACCAGTCCATGACGCAAGAGAACTTAGAGATTGGACGCGATGCGCCGTTAGAAACATTTAACAAATACTCTAGCTTCATGTTCCATCACTCAGAACGCTTTAATCGTGAAACAACTCTCACTGCTGCATACATGTTAGAAGTAAACAAAATGCGGCGAGAGAAAGGTCAGCTTACTGATGCGGACTATGAAAAAGCAGCACAAGAAGCCATCGATACGACAGAGTTCACGCTCGGTGCAACTGCTGCCGCAGGTCGTCCGATTGTAGCGCAAAAGGGCATTGGTAATATCTTGTTTCTCTTTAAACGATTTGCGATCAGTAAGTACTATATGATGGCTAAATTGGCGCAGGAGTCTGCGGCAGGAAACAAAGCAGCGCAAGCGGCTACACGTAACTTTCTTATCTCCACAGGCATATTTGCAGGGCTTGGCGGTATGCCGTTAATGGGTGGAATCGGTGCAATGTACAACTTGTTTGCAGAGGATGACGAAGATGATTTTGAAGCAGCTACACGTAAGTTAGTCGGTGAAGGTATATATGGTGGGCTTGCCAACGAGATACTAGGCGTAGATCTTGCTAACCGTATCTCAATGAACAGCTTGCTATATCGTGCACCGTTAATCGACAAAGACCAAAGTAACTTATGGACACTTATTGAGCAGTTAGGCGGTCCAGTAATCGGTGTAGGTTTAAGTATCGAACGCGGTATGAAAGATATATACGAAGGTGAAGTGCAGCGTGGCATTGAAGCCATGGCTCCCGCCGCTGTCCGTAACGGTCTTAAATCATTCCGCTTTGCAACTGAAGGCGCAGAGACACGCCGTGGCGATCCAGTAACCGAAGATATTAACCCCTACAATGTAGTGATGCAGGGTTTAGGGTTCGCACCACAAGGCTATATCCAACAGCTTGAGGTGAATAAGAATGTTCGTCGTCGTGAAGACGCTGTAAACAGCCGTCGTACCAAACTTTTACGTCGTCGTAATATGGCAATTCGTGAGGGTGACATAGATGAACTAGAAAAAGTAGAACGTCTTATCGACGAATATAATGCAAGCCTACCACAGGATGCAGATACCCGTAAGAAACGGATTACTTCAGATACAAAACAAAGCTCTTTACGCACGTTTGACAGAACAACGGGTGATATGAGAGGCGGTATCACAACTACAGATTTTTCTAGAAGCATACTAGAACAATACGACTTAAACTAAAAAAAGACCCCCACAAGATGCAGGGGTCAGTATAACAATGGAGAACAACATCTAGAGGACGTTGTCAGATATAGTATATCACATAGTTCTCCACGCACGTAAACCAAGTTTTTTGTTTTCAACACAAATCTGCACCTCAAATTCCCATGCTTTCATTTTTGCAACACTTTTTAGCTGTTTTTTACCCTTTTCGGTATTGATGCAGGGTACAAATATAGACGACCCTACGTCCATTGCGTCCCAGTTTATTGTGATCCGAAGCCCGTCAGGGTTCAAATCATCAAGCTTCATCACTTTCTGATCCATCACTGCCCTCATCTAGCTCTTCAAATTTCATCTCCAACACCCAGTCTGGTGGCAAATTAAAGTCTGTACCCTTAGTCAAACGCTTCTTTATACGCTTGGCGTTCAGCTTATCTTTCAGATCGTCCACAAGACTAGCGTAGTTTATCTGCTGATCTATACACCACTCTCTAAATGGCTTGATGCGTAGGAATAGCAGCTTTGTGTCAGGCTCGTACCGTGCAACCAAGAAGCCCCTTGGCGATGCCGAAACAGGTACAAGTTGGTCCAGACTACTGTCGTTACTGCCCCGCAAGTCCTGTGTGCTTTCTATCTTCAGCATGTTGTTGTAGTTCTCTGACAAGTAGTTGTTGAGTGTTTGTGATACCGATGCACCGATGTCGTTGACAAAGTTATTCCGTATAATCAGTTCTTTTACCACCCATCTGTATACAGCGCCTACGTCGTACCTAACAAACCCAAGCTTATTAGCTATGATAAGCCCTGCAAGAATTACAGCGTTGCCGTTTGACCAAAACCTATTTTCTGGTCCTAGCCCTGCTGCAACGTCTATCCTGCGCTTAACAGACTCAACGGTGCGCTTGGCTTCTTCTTTGTTGTTTATCACCCACTGCGTATACTCTGGACCAATCCAACCGTAGTTCTTTTTCAATTCCTTAAACAGATCAGATGTATCGACGTTCTGACCAACAACATTAACTAATTTCTTTACTTGTATCTCAAACAGCCGCTGCATCTCTGCTTTCGGCATGGCTTTGTCCCGACTCAATATCTCCCATGCACTGGTATTTCCAGAACTGATAGCCAATAATTGCCAGGGTTTACCACGAGTTCTTTCTATATTACCGTTTGATGCGAGACGGTTCTTTTGACGTCCGCCTGATATTTGATAAACATACTCAGACATCTCTCTACTTGTTACGTTAGTCATTTCATCAGACACCAGAGGTAAGCTGTGCATTATTTCACCACGATTCATCCTAGCGTTGTGGGTATCATCTTTAGCGTTCATCAGCTCTTCTGGATTACCCCATAAAGATAAACAAGCCATTTCCGCAGTTGTTTTACCCACACCTGAACCACCATGCAGATGCACTGCCATGCTGTTTAGCCCTGTTAAAGCCATCAGGGGCGAGCCGAATCCAACGCCAACGATGTATTGATGTAGTTCCCATCCTTTTTTGTTGTAGAAGTTTAGCAGTTCTATATTCTTCTCACGTGAGCCTTTTGGCTCAAATGCATCTATAAGCCCCGCTGTCTTAGATGATGGTGGGTTATAACTAATCTCTGCACCTGTAATAAGTTTATCTCCAAGTACAAACTCTTCCATACCATCATCGACCCAACCAAATTGCCTATGTGCTTCGTCTGCTTTAGATGTTTTTTGTAATTCATCTACCCATTTTGTTGTATATGCCATAAGTTTATCTAAATTCCTCCCCCATGCGGTTACACCTTCTCGTGCCATGCTCTTGCGAAACTCCTCTCTTGAAGTCACGTGTGTAAGCGGCACACTAAATTGACGCACACCATCTTTTGGTAAATGTAATCTAAACACTAGTGTTTCGCCAAGCTCTTCATCATGCAGTCTACGAGTTATGTATATGTCATGATGATATATTATTTCCTCTTCTACGTCTCCGTCAGCGTTGCTGCTACGCAGAAACACACCACCTGACATGCCTCTAAAATACGGTGAAGGGTATTCTGGTATCCTAAACCCCTCATCTATTACCTCTCCCTCACATTCTTTAAAAGTAAATGATAGCTTATCATCAAACCCTTTTGCCCTTGCACGGTTTACCAGAGAACCAAAATTAGTTCGACTGGGATTAAAAGAGTTCCAAGATTCTATAACATCTTCATGACTTTTGTAATTAGGAGGAATGCTCCCGCAAAAAGACCCCTCTGAAAAAGCTATAAACAAAGGTAAAAAACTCTCGTCTGTGGCTTTTAAACTATGCCCTACCGACACCCACTCCTCTCTGTCCTCTGGATCGAGATAAGAAAGTATTTGTTCCACTTGTTTTTTGCTTGGGATTGAACTTTGATACAAGGCGTCTACGTCTAACTCTACGTTAGTAACTGGCTTCGACACAGAAATTTTTTTCGCAAAATCAGAAAGCACGATAGGCTTTGCAGGATCTACACCTAATAGTTCTACTTTTAATGGTGGATCATCTTTATAATTGTGCGTTTCAGGTATTCGTAATATACGCGCCACGTCTGCTGTAACAGAAGGGTCAGCAAGAAGTCCGTTACTAGCGCAAGCCTGTTTTAATGTTTCTGCTACATCCACCCAATCCTCTGCCGAAACCGATTCGATAAGGCTCCAATATACGTGTACACCTCGTCCGCTGTTGACCATCGTAGGTCGGGGTAGAGAGAGTTGTTTACAGAAACCACGCAACGCTTCAATAGCTGCTTGCTGTGTAGGGTATTCTTTTGAAGGGCCACAATCTAAATCTAAAAACAAAGATTTAAGTTCTTGTGCGTTACTACCCTTACGGTTAGTTGGTTCTTTAAATGTGCTTAGTGCAAAGTAAACGTCAAATCCATCAGCGTTAAACTTATTTGCTGCTTGTTCTACTTCCTCGACGGTATCGTAAAATTTTTGTATTCTTTTTTTATCTTTGCTCCTTGCAGCGAATATGCAGTAGTGACCATTGTCACCAAGCACTCCTCGCAAAAAGTCTGTTGTTTCCATTGCTGCTGCTCCAAAATGAATCGTGGTGAGGCGTGATAGGAGTCTACCTCACCACGACGTTCTCTCGTTAATGTCAGGATAAGAAGTTCCCCCCTAACTTCTTAGTCGTCCCAGTCATCAACAAGAGCCGCAAGGTCAGCCTCATCAGCAGGAGGAGCAGCTCCCTCTTTCTTTTTGGCGACCTTTTTCGGTTCGGGGATCTCATCTGCTTCAACAGGCGCAGAGTCAATCACATCTTCAAACACGGCTGAAGCGTCGTCCTCCTCTACAGAGAAACCGTCTTGTGCTTCAAACGGTGAGTATTGCTTCTTCTCAGCAAGCTCTAATACTTGCACGGCTTTCACTCTTAGTGATACTCCGTGTGAACTCATACTATAAGGCACAAGAGTAACTCCTATGTTTATAGTACTGCCGTGTGTAAGCTTAAACGACGACGGTAACTTCCTGTTCTTTGCGTCTACATGCAAAGGTGGTTCTGTTACCTTGCCTTTATATTGACCTTTTAGTTGTACAGAACCGATGTAACCACCGTCCATATCTATCTCAAACACGTCTGTGTGCTTGGGCATAGCAGGCCAGTCAGCAGCCGCTTGTTCTTTATACGCGGCTACCATGGCTTTATACAGCTCTTTTGCTTGTGCCTCAGTCATGCGAAAGTCCATCTCATACTTCGCATTCTCTTCTGTTGGGCCACAAGGCACAGTTTTACCCCTTGGTGGGATATTTCTGTCGTATCTATAAGTCTGATCCAGACGCGGATACATAGCTGTAACGTTTTTAATTAAATGCATAGGTTTGGCTTCTGCCATTAGTCTTCTCCTTTGTTATACTCAAACCCGTCTACTGCCGTAAACGGAGACTTATTTATAGCGTCCTTTTTTGGAATCGCTACGGTTTGTAGCGCAGCAATGCTTGCCGCATGGCTGCTCTTCTGCTTCAAAGCTGTCTGAAGCTCTTGCTCTTCAAGTGCACGAACGGCTTTGAAAAACAATTTGGGTGAATCAGTTCTATCATCAAAGCGCATCTGTGTCACCACAGCTATTGATGGTGTCTTGTGCTTATGAAGATATTTAGCGTATGCCTGCATGCCCATGTTGCCATCCTTGGCGTTGCCAAAAATAGAGGTAGCAGGGATTCGTATTTGATAAACGGTGTCCATCTGCCCTTCCAGAAGGATAGCTAGGCGTTGAGAAAACCTACAAGCGCGACCACCACCGTCACTTGATCCTTTGATGTTCTGTTGACAATCCATACATCGGGCAGACTGTTTTTGGTTTGTCGGCACATCAACGGATGGGACTTGCGTATCTGGCGACCAACATGTTGGGGCAGATGGACTGTTTGGATCGTACTCATCTTTATAATAGGTACGAGCCAACTTTGCGGCATTTACTATTATTACGTTCATTGGACTATCAACAGCACCAATGCGTTCACCGTCTACAGACTTGCTAAAACGTTTACCGCCCAAGGTTATCTGATGCACAGTGTTACTAATAGATGCCATATTGGACATTACTCAGCCATTCCTGTTTTGCTTGCTTTTGACAGCGCAGACTCCACATCATCCAGTCTAAACCTATAGACCTCACCGATTTTTATGTACGTGCTATCAGGTATATAATCGTTGTTTATCCATTTACGGACGGTTGACACAGATACTTGGAAGTAGTCTGCAACCTTATTAATGTTAACATATGGTGTATCTTCGTTCATTTTTTCCTCACAGAGATGACGTACTCCGAGTCTACGTTGAGACCTGCGGGAACCGAATCAGGATTCTCTTCTATAAACTGTCGCACGTTGGTTTGATTTAAACGCTTCTCGAAAAACTCAGGGACTTGATGCTCCATAATAAAAGAGTGCATAGAATCCCAGTCGCTTGTCCAGTAACGCTGTTTGACTGTGCGATAGAACAAACCCGCAGGAGTTCTTACACTGTCCACGCCCTGTTCTTTACAGTATTTTAGCAAGGCACGTTTAATCTTATCCTGCTTTTCAGCAAGACCACCATCTTCTTCTTTGAATTTGGCAGACAACTCCGAACGCTTATCACGTATTTTGATGTAGGCTTTTGTAAGCCTTTCGACTGATACCGCCATTTATGTTCTCCATTATATATTTATATATCTGACATATAATAACTTATACTACTTAGTCAAGTATTTCTTTGTATAAATTTATCATTTCTGTATGTATATTAATACGAGCATCTAACATACGGTAAATACGTTTTTCCGCAGCCGATCCTGCCAATTGTATCACAGTGCATTTATGCTTCTGCCCAGAGCGATGAACACGTGCGTTTGCTTGTGCGTATGTTTCTAGCGACGATGTCGGTCCCCACCACACAACAGTGTTCGCTGCTGTCAACGTGACTCCATGCGCTGCTGCTTGTGGTTGTATGACTAGCACTTTGGGATCTGGATCGTGTTGGAAGCGGGCAAAGATATCAGTACGTTTACTCGCAGAAACATCTCCTCGTATGATCTCCGACGTTACGCCGTCCCTGGCAAGCTTCTCAGTAAGTAGATCAATAGCGTGTCTAAAAGGTACAAACACCAAGACCTTTTGACTGCTTTCATCTATTACTTCTTTCAACGCTTGGTATCGATTCTTTATATCAAACTGCACTGTGTCGCCATCATCGGTGTACACTGCACCTGCACTTATTTGTAGGAGCTTATTAAGATTGATCGCAGCGTTAGCGGCTGTAACATCCTCTCCTGCCACCTGCATGACCATTCTTTTACGCAACATTTCATAGTATTGCTGCTGTTGCTTTGTCATCTCTACAAACCGTTTGGTGTACACCATGTCTGGCAAGTCAAGACATTCGTCTTTTGTAAAACGAATTGCAGGTTGCAACGCTCGAAAGACTGTGTCTTTTGCTGTGTCTTTGGGCTTCCATGTAAACTGAGTAACTTTCCACATAACCATGTCACGCCATGAACCAAAGAATCTTGGCACAGACAGAGGATTCACTAATTTAGCCAGACCGTAGGCGTCTAC